TCGTTCTCGGTGACGCCGTGATCCCGTCCGAGCGCTACGACCTCAACGAACTCCTGGAGGAACGGGAGTGGCGCAAGTGCTCGCCCGACACCCGTGACCCGGTCCGGCTGCACGAGGCGTTCGTCTACTTCTGTCACACGTACGCCCACATCAAGCACCCCGAGTTCGGACGGATCAAGTTCGACCTCTACGAGTCCCAGCAGGAGTCGGTCGACCTGTGGATTCGCAATCGCTACAGCCTGATGCTCAAGGCCCGGCAGTTGGGGTTCTCGACGCTCGTTGCCGTATACGCGTTCTGGCTCACGTACTTCTACTCTGACCGTGTCGTCATCATGCTGAGCCGCACCGAGCGCGACGCCATCAAGCTGCTGGCGAAATCGAAGTACGTGTACAAGTTCCTGCCCGAGTGGATGAAGTTCCGCGGCCCGCCGATGAATGCCACGCTAACCAAGCTGGAGTACGCCAACGAGTCCTACATCGAGTCGTTGCCGTCGGCCTCGGACCCCGCCCGTGGCGAGACCGTGAGCCTGGTCATCGTCGACGAACTGGCCTACCTGCCGAACGCCGACGAAGCGTGGGCGTCGATCGAGCCGATCGCCGACATCGGCGGACGGGTCATCGCACTGAGTACAGCGAACGGCGAAGGCAACCTGTTTCACACCCTGTGGGTCGGGGCCGAGCGCAAGGCCAACAGGTTCAAGGCGATGTTCCACCCGTGGTACGCCAACGGCCGCGACGACGAGTGGTACGAACAGAAGAAGGACGATCTTCCCGAGTGGCAGCTGGCTCAGGAGTACCCCGACAACCCCGAAGAGGCGTTCCTCAAGTCAGGTCGCCCCGTGTTCAGCATCGAGGTGCTGCGCAAGGTTGGCGCCGACCTGCGCGACCCGATCGCCGAGGGACTGCTGGCGGAGCACCGTCAGTACCAGTTCATCGAGGAGCGCAACGGCCCGCTACGGATCTGGGAGTGGCCTGACGACAAGGGCCGCTACGCCATCGGGGCTGACCCAGCGCAGGGCTACGAACACGGCGACTTCTCCTCCGCCCACGTCATCAACGCCCGCAACGGGCATGTGGTTGCAACGTGGCATGGTCGTATCGACCCAGATCTGTACGGAGCCGACGTACTGGCCCCCCTGGGCCACCTCTACGGAGACGCCCTGATCGGCGTCGAGTCGAACAACCATGGCCTGACGACGCTGAAGGCTCTGCACCGCAAGAAGTATCACCCGATCTACATGCAGCGCTCGCCCCGCTACAAGAAGTCGGTGCCCACGGAGATCCTGGGCTGGCGTACGACGCAGATCACCAAGCCCATGGCGGTCGACGAACTCAACATGGCGCTGCGCGAAGGCGGGGTCATCCTGTGGGACGCGGCCACCCTGGCCGAGTTGCGTTCGTTCGTGCGCGACGACGCCGGGAAGATGTCCGGGTCCCCGTTCGATGACCGCACGATCAGCCTCTCGATCGCCAACCAGATGATCAAGTACGTCTGGCTCAAGCAGTACGAGCCCGAGCGCGAACCGGGACCTGGAACGATGGGCTGGTACGAACGCCAGCTGTACGGCGATGATGTGTTCAAGAAGATCACGCCGTCGAAGCGCCCGCTGGAGCGTGAACCCATCGGATCAACGTTGGTCCGCAACCCAAGGAGGGTCATGTGACCACTCGACTCGATACACAGCGACCCCCAGCGGGAGGGCGGACGCACACCCGCAAGAACTCCCGCTGGTACACCCGCGGCTACGACACCTCGCCGCACCCGGTGTGGGGCGACACGCAGATCGTCAGCCTGCCCGGCGGCGCTCCCTTCGCCTCCGGGGCGACGGCCGGTGCTCCCGGTTCGTGGACGCCTGCCGGGGCCACGCCACCACCCACCGTCGCTGCCCTGCAGGGCGGCGTGCCGGTGCCGGTGACGGCCACTCCGTCGACCGGCTGGACCACAGGGCAGTACGTGCAGACCGGCACGGCCGGAGCGCCGGGCGAAGCCTGCTGGACCGGGACCGGCTGGGTCGGCGGCCGGGCGCCGTGAACTGCGAATGCGGAAAGGTCGCCGAGCCGGGGAAGGAGGAGTGCTTCCGCTGTCGTATTTCGACGATCGGCTTCGGGTTCCGTGGTGGCGGCTTCCTCTACGGGCGAAAGAACTTCGCCGAGCGTACGAACTCCGAGTTCATCGCCGAGCACGTCGGCGACACGACAGGTCTGGCCCACGTGGGCAGTAAGGGGTTCACCGGATGAAATTGACCGAGCGCCTGCAGGCATACCGCGACGAGGTCAAGCGATCCAAGAAGTGGCGGGAAGACGAGGGCTACGACCGCGACTGGCGACGCTGGATCGACTTGTACCGGGGGAAGCAGTACCAGCAGGATCTGCCCGGCGACAAGCTGATGGTCAACCTCGTCTTCTCGACGATCAACACGATGGCCCCGGCGGTAGCGGTGAACAACCCCCGCTTCGTGGTCAACGCCCGCCAGCCCGACAAGGCGGCGCAAGCGGTGGTCACCGAGGAGATCCTCAACTACATGTGGCGGCAGCACTCGTACCAGGACGAGTTCCGCCTGTCGGTGAACGACAACCTGATCGTCGGCCACGGCTGGTGCAAGGTCGGCTACAAGTTCACCAAGCCGCCGGAGGAGAAGTCGACCGGCGAAGGCGACGGCGACAACGATGCCGATGACGTCGGCATCGACGACCGCGACGACGTCGAGGGCAACGTCGAGTCGGAGATGAACATCGAAGATGACCGCCCGTTCCTGGAGCGCATCTCGATCTTCGACATGTTCGTCGACCCTGACGCCCGCAACCCGAAGGAGATGGCCTGGATCGCCCAGCGCATCTGGCGTCCGATCCAGGACGTCCAAGTCGACAGCCGGTACCTCCCGGCGGCCCGCAAGAAGGTGTCGTCACGGGGCTGGTCGCGCTGGTCGAACGAGGACGGCGACGCCCGCGAAGGCGAGCAGCCCTCCAAGGGGGCCAAGTCGTTCTGCGAGGTCATCGAGTTCTACGACATCAAGCGCAAGACGATGTGCACGTTCGCTCTCGACTCCGACGACGCCAGTGGTGAGTCCGGGTTCCTGATCAAGCCCCGGCCGATGCCCTACGCCAAGGGCCAGCCGTTCGAGATGCTGCGCAACTACGAGGTCGCCGATCACTTCTACCCGATCGGGGACGTCGAGCAGATCGAGCCGCTGCAGCTGGAGTTGAACCAGACCCGCACGCAGATGATGAACCACCGCAAGCGCTTCCAGCGCAAGTGGCTGTACGAGCGCGACGCCTTCGACCGTGAAGGCGTGCAGGCCCTCGAAGCGGACATCGACAACACGATGATCCCGGTGATGTCGGACGGGAACCCGGCGAGCGTGATCGCTCCGCTCCCGGCGGTGATCACGCCGTCGGAGTTCTACGACCAGTCAGCGATGATCTCCAACGACATCGACCGGGTCTCCGGCGTCACCGACTACCAGCGTGGTGCGACGGCGAACACGATGAAGCGGACCGCTACCGAGGCAGCGATGATCCAGGACTCGGCCAACGCCAGGGCCCAGGACCGCCTCGCCGCCATCGAGGGCAGCCTGTCGCGGCTCGGCGCCCGCGTGATCGGGTTGATGCAGCAGTTCATGACCGGCGAACAGGTCGCCCGCGTGGTGACGATGCCGGGCAAGGCGTGGATTCCCTACGACGCCGACTACATCCAGGGCGACTTCGATTTCGAGGTGGCCGCCGGGTCGACCGAGCCGATGAACGAGACGTTCCGGCGGCAGTCGGCGATGCAGCTGGTCGACGCCTCGATGCCGTTCCTGGAGATGGGGGTGGCGAACCCGCAGGCGCTGTACATGCACATCCTGCAGAAGGGCTTCGGGGTCAAGGACGTCGGGGCGTTCATCATGACGCAGCCCCCGCCCGAACCCGACCCGGCTACCGGCCAGCCCCAGGAGGTCGGCCCCGACGGGCAGCCGTTGCCGCCCGAGCAGCTGCAGCAGGGCGCTCCCGGTGGCGGTCCGCCGATGCCTCCGGGTGGCCCTGGTGGTGGCCCGCCGCCGCCGCCGGACCAGATGGCACCGGACCAGATGCCGCCCGAGATGCTGATGGCGATGATGGGCCAGGGCGGTGGAGCCCCTCCGCCGCCGGGGATGTGATCAGCCGCTGACG